ACCATCCAGCAAGGAGCCTTCCAATGGTTGATATCGCTGATCTCGCCGACGAGGCAATCGAAGAGTCCCTCAATCGGTCCATCGCCCAGATCCCCCGTTACACCGGCATCAGCGCCACTGAGTGCGAAGAGTGCTCGGAAGAGATCCCTGAAGGCCGTCGCAATGCGGTCAAGGGCGTGAAGCTGTGCGTGGGTTGTGCTGAGCGGGTGGCGTTGGTGAAGGGAGGTGTTCGCCGTGGCTGACAAACTGCGCCTCAACTCAATCGACGAACTGTCGCTGCTCCAGGCTGCCATTCGCAAGAAGGGATTCCCCTGCAATGTGGCGATCACCGGCGCTGTCCGCAGCCTTCCCCAGAACGCCCTGTTCCACAAGTGGTGCGAGTGCGCCGCTCAGTTCTTCGTATCGATGGGCAAGACCACCTTCGCCACCGGTGCCGCGATGAACATGGAGAACATGAAGCGGAACCTGAAGCTGACCTTCCTCGGCGAAGAGGTGATTCAGGACATCAACCTAAAGACCGGGGAAATCACCGAGCGCTACGAGCTGCGTCACACCAGTGAGCTGCCAAAGGGCGACATGCACGCCTTCATGACCTGCATCGACGTCTGGGCATCCGAGCACGGTATCTACCTTCCGCACCCGGAAGACAGCGAGTACATGAAGATGCGCTGCAACATGGGGGAGGCAGCATGAGCCAGTTCAAGCCTGGCGATCTGGCGCTGACGCTAAAAGCTGGCTGGGGCTTTGAGGCCATGACCACCGTCACGCTGGATGTGTTCCTGCGTAAAGGCGAGACGGGACAAGAGCCAGACGGTCGATTGTTCACGCCCAAATATGACGGATGGGTCGTTTACCGGGGCGATGCAGACGGTGCTGGATTCTTCCGGCCCGAACATCTGATGCCCCTTCGCGGCGATTCCCAGCCCGAGCAGCAGAAGTCGCGGGAGGTGGTCGAGTGATTTGGCTTATCGCGCTGGTCCTCGCTATGAATGGCCAAACTTTTGCAGCGGTGATGCTTTGTCTCATCGCGGCAGTGATGGTGGTTCGCTGATGAGCCTCCCATCGAAACCACGCAAGCCTCGCGAGTGCATCAACGAAGAGTGCAGGGCCTTATTCAGTCCTCAGCGCCTAGGTCAAAAGGTCTGCAGCCCAGCCTGCGGACTGGCGACCAAGGACGTGAACGCTGACAAGGCGCGCAAGGCTCTTGCCGATGTAGGCCGAAAGGAGCTGCAAGCCGCCAAGGAGCGCATTAAGTCCAAAGCCCAATACATGCGTGAGGCACAGGTGGTTATCAATCGCTATGTGCGTCTGCGTGACGCTCATCTGGGCTGCATCAGTTGCGGGAAGCCTGCCAGCTGGCCCGGACAGTGGCATTGCTCTCACTTCCGTAGCGTCGGCGCCGCCCCGCACCTCCGGTTCAACCTGTGGAACATGAATCGTTCCTGCTCAATTTGTAACAACCACTTGAGCGGAAATATTGGTGCATACAAGCCAGCACTCATCGAGAAGATTGGCCAGGCCAAGGTTGAATGGCTGGAGTCGCATCACGCCCGCGCCGGGCATGACATCGAGTATCTCAAACGACTGAAGCGGATCTTCTCCAAGAAGTGCCGCCGTATCGAGTCACGGAGGTTGGCAGCATGAGCATCCCTCACCGTCTTACCGCAGAGCACCTTCGTGAGCTTGTTGATTACAACCAGGACACTGGCGAGTTTTTCTGGAAGAGCGAGATCCGTCTTGGCTTTCACAACTCAGTAGTTGGCCACAAAGCTGGCGAAAAGGCTGGCACTGCTCGCAAGTCAGATGGCCGCAATGTCATCCGGATAGAAGGCAGGACTTATCTAGGATACCGCTTGGCATGGCTTTGGATGGTTGGCATATGGCCTACGTTCGAAATCGACCATATCGACTGTGACCCAACGAATGACAGATTCGCAAATCTGCGAGATGAGAGTAGGCGCAAAAACCAGCAAAACATGCGCAAGCCGCAAAAGGACAAGCGCTCCAGTAGTTTTCTTGGGGTTTACGCAAATAAGGCTGGTTACAAAAAGCCGTGGCGCTCGGCTATTTCGGTAGGAGGAAAGCAGAAAAGCCTGGGCTACTTCTACAGCGAATCAGAGGCCTATGCCGCATACATCGATGCAAAACGACTCTTGCATGAGGGCTGCACTTTATGAGCCGCACCGAAGACCTGAAAGCCATCACCGCCGAATACCGCGCCAAAACCCGTGAACTCAAGAGGACGGCAGCATGAAAAAGAAATTGCTCTCAGTATTCATCAGCACCTTGTTCAGCTTGGCGCTGCTGTCCGGCATCGACGCGCTGCATCAGTTCGCCTTCTACGTACTGGCTGTGATGAACGGTCTTGCCTGGCTGGCCATGCTTTGCGGTGGGATCAAAGACGAGGTGGCGGCAAATCTGCGCACTTACATCTGGATCAGCCTTCCAAGCTCGCTGTTCAGTCTGTACGCCCTGATCTTCACCGGTCACACCATCCTCGCGGCATCGAGCTTTCTGGTGACGTTCTTCATTCTGCTGCTCGCCTTCAGGAAGCCGGAGGTGGCCGCATGATCACTTTCCTGAGCGAGAACCTGATCCATTTCTACTTCGCCTTCTTGCTGGTCGGATTCGGTGGCTGCATCGAAGGGTGCCGCCGGCTGATGCGCCGGGAACAGATTGCGCGGGGTGTGAAATGACTGACCTGAACAATCTCTCTAATGCTGCGCGTTCTGCGGCAATGCGCGGTGGCACCGCTGGCTGGGGCCAGGTCGGAGGCCTTGCTGAGCACATTCGTTACATGGAGTTTCGCCCCAAGCGCGCCGGTCGCAAGCCGAAGTGCCATTGCGGCTGCGGCACTCCAAAGACGCACACAGGGTTTGCCAATGGTGTCTGTTTGACGAGTGGCTGCGAACTGTATGTCCGCCGCTGGGTGAAGCTCGGAGGTAGCAGGCCATGAACTGGAAAGCCATCAGCAAGCACTGCATGTCCAGCGATGAGGGTTACCTGCTGAGCAAGTACGCCTTGCAGGAAGGTCACGCCTACGTCGCCCGGACGCCAGCCGGGAAAATCCTGCACTCGGGCAAGGATCTGGCCAAGGCCAAGGCGGCATGTGTTGAACATTTGAATCTCACCATGGGGATCGCAGCATGAGCGCACTCGACAAGCAAGTATCCGGCGACCACTACAAGGACTTGAAGATCCAGCCCATCGAGTACATCCATGCGAACGGCATTCCCTTCGCCGAGGGCAGCGTCATTAAGTACGTCAGCCGGTGGCGTGCCAAGGGCGGGGTCAAGGATCTGGAGAAGGCCAAGCACTTCCTGGAACTGCTGATTGAGCTCGAGAACAAAGCAGCTGCAAATCTGGAAGGGGCTCAGTAATGGCCGAACGCAAAGTCACGGACGAGCAGATCGTCGAAGCCTTGAGCTCCATGACTCAAGCCAAAGCTGCTGAACACCTTGGGCTGAACATCCGCACTCTGGAGCGACATGTTGCGCGCCTCAAGCGCCAAGGCTGGAGTCCCGAGCACGACATGACCCACATCGTGCCGGATGGATTCAGGCTGAAAGGGACGTCGAGCCTGTACAAGGAGGGGGTGAAGGCGCCGGTGTTGCAGTGGGTGAAGACCAGTGCTGACCTGGAGCGTCAGCGAGCCATGAACGAGGCGTTCGCCAATGCCTTCATGGAAGACGTCAACCCGCTGCCTAAAATCGCAGGGCCTATTGAGGCACTGGATACCGACGTTATCCCATGGTTTCAAATTGGGGATGCCCACGTTGGGATGCTCAGTAATAGCTACGAGACTGGCCACAACTTCGACTTGAAGATTGCTGAGCGCGAACTGATCGTCGCCATGCACAAGCTGATCGACCGGGCGCCGAGCTGCGAGCGCTGCGTGATTCAGGATCTTGGGGACATGTCGCACTATCAGGACTTCACCGCCAAGAGTGAATCCGGCCACGACTTCGACTTCGACAGTCGCTACCCGAAGATGATCGAGGTGTGCGCGCGGATCATGCGATCGATCGTCGACAAGGCCCTGGCCAAGTTCCAGTTCGTCGACGTGATCGTCAACCAGGGCAACCACTCCCGGTCGAATGATGTGTGGATGCGGATCTTCCTGAATCACGTCTATCAGGAAAACCCGCGGCTTCACGTCCTCGACAACTCCAGCGTGTTTATCCCGTACCGCATGGGCAACACGTTCGTGATGTGCCACCACAGCGACAAGTGCAAGCCGGATCGCCTCATCGACGTCATGGCCACCGACTTCTCCGTGGACTGGGGCGAGTCGACCTACCGCTACATCGACATCGGCCACATCCACCACCGCATGCAGTCGAAGGAATCCGCCGGCGTGACGGTTGAGTCGTGGAACCAGTTGGCCCCGGGCGACAAGTACGCACACGACGGCGGCTGGCGGTCCCGTGCGTGCCTCACCGCGGTGCTGCGCTCGAAGACATATGGCGAGAAGGGCCGCATCACCATCAGCGCTGAAGAGGTCAAGGACATCATCGCCAAGGCTGTGCCAGGTGCTGAAGCTTCGAAACGTCGCGCTGTGTATTCGGTTTAAGGGGGGGTTGAACATGACCTACAGAAACGTCGTATCCGCAGTCGTGCGCGCTCTGGCCGCCGAAACCATCAACTCGGCCGGGGGCAATGACTTCGAGCCTAAGGTCCAGTGCGCCAAGCAGAAGGGGGAGATCGTCGGGAAGGAAGCGGCGTTCTTGACCGACTGCTGGGTGTTCGGGCGACTGCATAAGGGTCTTGAGCCTGCTCAGTGGCGCGCTCTGGTGGCGAAATTCTCCACGCACACCGATCGTAAGCATGCGGCCATTGCAGAGCTGACGCGCGCTATCCGCTCGCCAGCGCCTGAACGCTTCCGTCACTGCGCCGTGGTTACCTGGGCATTGCCGAAGCTGCCTGGTGTAGAAGGCAAGCGCTCGACAAATGTGCTGCCGGCTGCGTGGTATGAGCTGGACAACTGGAGTGATGAGCCGCATCCAATCAAGACGCAAGAGCGGTGGCGCCGAGACATTCGCAAGAGCCTGGAATCGGCCGTAGACAACGCTTTGCAGGCAGCCCAAGAGATTCTTGATCATGAGGGCCTAATCGGTGCAGAAGCCGCTTGACACGGAGTGAACCAGTGAGCCACTATTGCGTCATCCTGTGGAATTTACGTGTGTAGGTAGCACAGGAAGAAAGCCCGGCCAAGTGTCGGGCTTTTTGCGGGTGATGCGCATTGCGCAGAGTAAGCCGAGAGACGGCATGGCATTAGCTCAAACCGTCGTCACCCAATTCATTCCAAGCCCAGCCATCGCGCTGGGCTTTGTCGTTTTCAGCCCGGCCACACCCGTCGCTCTAAGCCGGGAGTGCTGCTGTGGCTGACTTATTCATCCGCGCTCCCCAGCGTTTTGGCCGCTCACACCGGCCTTTTTTATTCCTTGGAGTCACACCATGGCCGAACCCGCGAGCACTACAGCCGTCGGTGTCCTGCTAGCGAAGTACGGCGTAGTCATTGGTGGCTTTGCTGGAGCATTGGCCTCGCTGATGTTCCTGCAAGACCTGACCCGCAAACAGGCTTTAATGGCCGTCTTCGTTGGCTTAGCCGCAGCCATTTTCTGTACGCCACTGGCCATCAGCTTTTTCAAGCTTGAACCGGGCGGTGAAACTCAATACGGCGTCGCGTTCCTGATTGGCCTGCTGGCCATGAACATCATTCCCCTGTTGAAGAAAGCACTGCCGGGAATGTTTGGCGTCTCGGGAGGTGCGTAATGCATACCATCCTGCAAGTCGTCGATGCGTTCCTGTGTGTGCTGGTGGTGATTGCTGCTGCTGAGTACCTGCGCCGAGTGCGCCCAATGGACGAGCCTCTGCTGAGCATCTCGTTCTACCTGGTGGCCATTGCCGCGTTCGGTAGCTTCATCCTCAACATCAAGGGCCACCCGATCAGCCCGTTCGCGATGACGTTGCATGCCGCGGTGATCATCTACGCGATCGCCCGGCGCGGCCACATCTGCAAGATCCCCGATTAAACCAAAGGGTGCCTGGCTTCGTGCGGGCGCCACTCTCTACAAGCAATAGACTGCGCATATCCGGCTGAAACGGCTGGAATACTGGCAGTAGATTGCAGATCCGCGTGGTGACGCCATGGCAACGCTAACATTGAAGGCCTACTACCCATGGTGGTTCAGGTTCTACGTCGTGGCAGTGCACACCTTCGCCTATCTTGCCGGCCTTGAAGCCGATGAAGAGAAGCTGCAGGCCCAGGCGCGCATCGCCAAGCGATACCGTGAAGTGATCCCTACCGATGAGGCGACCAAATGACCACGATCGCCTACAAGGACGGGATCATCGCCTATGACGGTCGTATCACTCGCGGGAACCAAATCGTTTACGACGACTTCGACAAGTGCCTAGAGCGTGACGGTGTCCAGTTCATGTGCTCAGGTGGCACCTCAGACTTCGACAAGATCGTCAGCGCCTACTTTGGCGGTGAGGTGTCGGACTGTAGTGCGGTGGCATTGATCGTCTCTGACGGGTCTATATGGCACTCGGCAGTAGATGAGAACACTGGCTTCTGGAAGTCGCCATTGATGCTCGACAAGCCCTATGCGCTCGGTAGCGGGACAGAACACGCCCTCACCGCAATGGACATGGGCGCATCAGCCTACCAAGCCGTAGAGATGGCCATGAAGCGTGACAGCTGCACTGGCGGCAAGATCAGAACGCTCACTGTGAAGGTTGAGTCGTGATTCGCCCAATGCCTCCAGCGCCGATCCTTGAGCTGTCGGAGTTCGCTGAGCTGGGCCTGAGGCTCATTCCTGCGCCTGAGGTGCTTGAGTGGCTACAGGCTCAGGTGTTCTCCATTGATGGGGAGCTGCACAACGAAGACCACGCACATCTGATCGATGCCGACATCTGCTTCCTGTGGGCCTCATCAGGGTTCGGCAAGCAAGGCCGGTTTGTCCTCGGTCAAGCTGAACAGGTAGCGTTCCGTGCGGGTGGCTGGCAAAAGGCCCGGATGGAGCAGCAGATGTTCGATTGGTTCGGTCGAGTGCCCGCCTTCATCATCACCCTGGCGGCTGACTACTGCGCTCAGTGCAGCGACCTTGAGTTCTGCGCCCTGATCGAACACGAGCTGTATCACCTGGCTCACGCGACCGACAAGTACGGTCAACCAGCATTCACCCAAGACGGGGCACCGAAGATCAAGCTGCAGGGCCACGACGTGGAAGAGTTCGTCGGTGTCGTCCGCCGCTATGGTGCGAGCTCTGACGTTCAAGCGTTGGTGGATGCAGCAAACAGTCCTGCTGAGGTGGGGAAATTGAACATTGCGAGGGCTTGCGGGACCTGTCTGCTCAAGTCCGCCTGACTCTAGACAGGCTCTAGACGGATAAGAATTTATGGCGGCCCTGAAAAATGAGGTGAAGAGCTTCATCGTTCAGGCTCTGGCGTGCTTTGACACACCCTCGCAGGTGGCCGAGGCCGTCAAGAACGAATTCGGCGTGGCTCTGACTCGCCAGCAGGTTGAAAGCCATGACCCGACAAAGGCGTCGAGCAAGGGATTGGCCGCGAAGTGGGTGACGTTGTTTCACGACACGCGCAAGCGATTCCGCGAAGAGACTGCTGAGATCCCGATCGCCAATCGAGCGTATCGACTCCGGGCACTTGGTCGCATGGCCGAGAAAGCCGAGAACATGAAGAACATGGCGCTGACTGCCCAGTTGCTGGAGCAGGCAGCCAAAGAGGTCGGCGACGTCTACGTGAATCGCCGGCTTGATCCTGAAAAACCCCTGGGCTCCCAGGCGGACCAGCAGCACGCCGTTGCTGAGTACACGCTGGAGCCAGACGAGAATGTCCCGACTACCCCGCACCTTTGACGCGCCGGTCAAGCTGACGCCGAAGCAGGCGAACATTTACTGCTGGGGTTTCCAGCCTGAAGCGCGCTTTCGTGATGCGGTGTGTGGTCGCCGGTTCGGCAAGACCTTTCTCGGCAAGGCAGAGATGCGCCGTGCTGCTCGCCTTGCTGCTGAGTGGGGTGTAAGCGTCGAGGATGAGATCTGGTACGGCGCGCCGACCTTCAAGCAGGCCAAGCGCGTGTTCTGGCGACGACTGAAGCAAGCCATCCCTGAAGCATGGCGTGCGCACCGCCCGAACGAGACCGAGTGCTCCATTACCCTCAAGTCCGGCCACATCATGCGAGTGGTCGGGCTGGACAACTACGACAACCTGCGCGGCTCGGGGCTGTTCTTCGTCCTTGTTGACGAATGGGCTGACTGCCCATGGGCTGCATGGGAAGAAGTGCTTCGCCCGATGCTCTCGACGTGTCAGTACACGGTTCCGGGTGTTGGGCTGCGCAAAGGTGGTCATGCACTGCGCATTGGTACGCCGAAAGGCTTCAACCATTGCTATGACACGTACCTCGACGGCAAGCCAGGCGGCGAGCCGGACCACAAGAGCTGGCAGTACACGTCGCTGCAAGGTGGCAACGTTCCTGCTGAAGAACTGGATGCGGCCCGTCGCAAGATGGACCCCCGCACGTTCCGGCAAGAGTACGAGGCCGGGTTCGAGAACTACTCGGGCGTCGTCTACTACACCTTCAGCCGCACCGAATGCAGCACCACAGAGCGAATCAAGCCTGAAGAGGCTCTGCACATCGGCATGGACTTCAACGTCATGAAGATGGCGGCAGTGGTTTACGTCGTTCGCGACGGCCTACCTCTTGCGCTGGATGAGTTTCACGGTGTGCGCGATACGCCGGAGATGATCGAGAAGATCAAGGCCCGCTTCCCTGGACATACGGTTGCTGTCTACCCGGATGCCAGTGGCCAGAACACCAGCAGCAAGAATTCAAGTGAGTCCGACCTGTCCCTGCTGAAGAAGGCCGGCTTCACCGTCGTCGTCGACTCGACCAACCCGGGCGTGAAGGATCGCGTCAACTCCGTGAACGCCATGTTCCTGAACACCTACGGCGAGCGCCGGCTGAAGGTCAACATTGACCAATGCCCGCAACTCACCATGTGCTTGGAACGGCAGACCTACACCGACAAAGGTGAACCCGACAAGGATCCGAAGAAGGGTCACGACCACATGAATGATGCCGCAGGCTATTTCATTGCGAAGCGCTACCCGATCAAAACACGTACCGCCACCCAAGCACCTCTGAGAATGTAATCATGTCCGATGATCCTAGTAAGACGCTGCCGGCAGTGGAAGCTATGCGCGAAGACTGGGCCATCGTCGATCCTTTGATGGGCGGTACTCGGTCGATGCGCGAGGCTGGCGAAGCGCTGCTGCCGAAGTGGACTGATGAAGAGGAGTGCAATTATCGCAAGCGATTGAATACCTCCACTCTTCTGCCTGCTTACAGCGAAACCATCAAGAACAACACCGGTAGAGTGTTCGCCGAGCCTATTGTGCTGGGGGAGGATGTGCCTCAGCCGATTCAGGACTACGCCGAGAACTTCGACCGTCAGGGAAACAATCTACAGGTCTGGGCTCAGTCGTTCTTCGCTCAGGCGCTGTCGCATGGCCTGTGTCATTTGCTGGTCGACTACCCGAAGACGACCGACGGCGAAGGCAACAAGACAATCATCACCAAGGCCGACGAGAAGGCAGCAAAGGTTCGCCCTTACGTCGTCATGATCCGGCCTCAGCAAGTGCTGGGCTGGCGTTCGAGCTCTGTTGATGGCGAGCACGTCCTGACCCAATTCCGGTACATGGAAGAGGTTGAGGAGGATGACGGCGCTTTCGGCACCAAGTCTGTTGCCCAGATCCGCGTGCTTGTGCCTGGCGCTTGGGCGACGTATCGAATGGCAACGGTTAAAGGCCAGAAAGGCTGGAGCCTGCATGACCAGGGCACCAACTCGCTCGGTCACATCCCGCTGGCAACGTTCTACACCAACCGCACCGGCTACATGACGGCCAAACCTCCACTGCTCGAGCTGGCTCACCTAAACGTGAAGCACTGGCAGTCCCAGAGCGATCAGGACAACATCCTGCACGTTGCCAGGGTCCCGATGCTGGCGGTGATAGGCCTTGCGGAAGGGGAGAAGATCACTGTTGGTGTTGGGTCGGCAACCAGTCTGCCTATAAACGCTGACATGAAGTGGGTAGAACACACCGGCAAAGCCATTGAGGCTGGGCGAACGTCGCTTATCGACCTTGAAGACCATCTGCGTATAGCCGGCGCCAAGCTGCTGCAGAAGGACAAGCAGGTCACCAAGACTGCAACGCAGGCCGAGGACGAGGCGGCTCAGGAGATGAGCCCGCTACAAACCATGGCCGGGCAACTCGAGGACACCCTGGATCAGGCGTTTCAATTCTTCGCTGAGTTCATCGGCGAGAAGGAAGGCGGTCACGTCCAGGTCAATGGCAACTTCGACATCGACTTCGCGCCAGAGACCACGCTTCCACTGCTGCTCAACATGGCATCCCAAGGCCGCCTGTCCGACGAGACGCTGTTCTCGGAGATGCAGCGCCGCAACGTGGTGTCGAGCGACATCAAGTGGGATGAGGAAAATGCCCGCATTCAAAGCCAAGGTCCATCGCTTGGAGCGATGTAAAGGATAGGTGTGTAATAGCAAGGCACGCTATAATCAACGCACACCCATCCGCGCGGATTAGTTATGGCCCACCAATGCACGAAACACTGCAAACAATGCAATGCTGAGTTCGCCGTGAGGCCAAGCAGGGACAAGCGCTCGAAGTATTGCAGCATGGACTGTTACAACCTGAATAAAAGCCCAGCCATAGAAGATAGATTTTGGGCTCGAGTTGATAAGTCTGATCAAAATGGATGCTGGATGTGGAAAGGCTCCATGGCTGGCGCATACGGCAAGATGTCCGTGCGCTGCGTGAATGTTGGTGCTCACCGAATCTCATACGAACTAGCAAATGGTCCAATAGATCCCGGTTTGATTATTCTGCATTCGTGCGACACTCCTCTCTGCGTTAACCCTGCTCATCTAAGAGCGGGGACTCACAAAGAAAACACGCAAGATATGCTGGATAGGCATCGCGGGGATCGAAGCATAGAGACTCGCATGAAAATATCTGCGGCATTGTCTGGGCGGGAAATTAGCGAGGAGACAAGGGCGAAATTCTCCGCCATTGCGCGCGCAAGGGACCCATCCAGGATGGCGCTAGCAGTTACTGCCATAAGCCAAGCAGTTGAGTACAAAGGACGGAGATTCGCATCTAAATCAGAGCTAAGGCGACATCTTGGCGGGGTTCACTCTCGAGTTATTGACCGCATGATTGCATCAGGAGAGGTATCCCAATGTTAACCGTCAACCAGTTACTTGAGGACGAGCAGATTGCTCACAGTGTAAGCCTCGAACAGTACAAGGTTGGCGTAGTCCGGCGGATCATTGCGCTGCTGAACAGGTCCGATGCTGACCTTTCGGCAGCCTTGGCTGCTGCACTGGAGCGCTTGCCGGCTGAATCCTTCACGGTTGAGCGCCTAGAGCTGCTGCTGGATCAAGTCCGGCTGATCAACACTCAAGCCTATGCCTCTGTCGCCCAAGAGCTACAGAGCGACCTGAAGGAGCTGGCAGGCTACGAGGTTAGCTGGCAACAGGCGCTGTTCGAGAAGGCCATCCCTGAGCCGGTGCTGGTCCGCTTCCCGATTGCCAGTGTCAGCATTGAACAGGCTTACAGTGCTGCCATGTCTAGGCCCTTTCAAGCGCGTCTGCTGAAAGATTGGGGGCCTGAGATCGCCGCTGACCGCATGAAGAAGATTCGCAGCGCAATCCGCACCGGTTACCTCGAGGGCAAGACGACCGACCAGATCATCCGCAGCATTCGCGGCTCTCGGGCCACGGGTTACGCTGACGGGTTCCTCGAGCGGCCACGCAAAGACCTTGCAGCGGTCGTCAGGACGGCGGTGAGCCATACCGCGGCGACTGCGCGGGAAGAGTTCAATAAGGCGAACGACGATATTATCAAGGCTGTTCGCTGGTGCAGTACGCTCGATAATAGAACGAGCGCCCCGTGCAGGATTCGCGACCAGCTTCAGTACACGGCTGTCACGCACAAGCCCATCGGCCACAAGGTGCCTTGGCTGCAAGGCCCGGGCAAGATCCACTGGTGCTGCCGCTCGACGTCGGCGCCGGTGACCAAATCGTGGCGCGAGCTCGGCATGAAGCTGGACGAGATGACGCCAGCCCAGCGCGCGAGCATGGACGGACAGGTTCCGGGCAACACCACCTACAGCGAATGGCTCAATCGCCAGTCGGATGCCCGCAAGATCGAGGTGCTCGGTCCGGTGCGCGCTCAGTTGCTGAAGGATGGCAAGCTCGACCTAGAGGACTTCTACACGCCGACCGGCGAATGGATGACCCTCGACCAGATGCGCGCCCGTGACGCTGCGGCATTTGCTAAGATGGCGGCCTAACTCGGAGATACCGCCATGATCGATTCGCGCTACAGGATGATCGTCCATAAGCTCTACAGCTATGATCCGGCGAACGGAGGCGTGATCTCAGGCGCATGCCTCAAGCTTCTTGATCGCGACGGCAAAGTTGCTTCAGAGTTGCACGGCAAAGTCGGATCTCCCTATCTCGGCCATGACAGCGTCCACTACTGCCAAGTCATAGGGCTAGGGCCGTTCACTTATGAAGTAAGCGAGGGTGTCACAGTCGATTTTGAAGTGGTTGAGACTGCAATCTCGCGCGTCGAAAGCGAATGACCGACAAACCCCGCTTCCACGTAATCGACGGCACCGCTCAACCGGATACCCCGGCCGAGCAGGTGCGTCGTCGTGTGCGTGCGATGCCGAAGCCTGAGTCGATGGTTCAATGCCATCGCTGCGGCGGTCGCGAGGTACTGGAAACGAAGATCGGCGTCCTGATGAAGAACGGCAAGCCAACTGGCGGGACGAAGGTTCTGCTTTGCGTTGGGTGCCTACTCAAAGGTGAGCGCGTCACGCTGTAGCGTCACGAAACGAATTCAAGCAGTTTATGGGGTGAGTGCGCAGGCTGATGCGTGAAGAGCTACAAGGCGAAGCAGCTGGGGTAACGTGAACGTGCAGGGGCAACCCGATTCGTG